CTCTCTGCTTCCTGTACCACCAACAGCATAACTCTGTGCCTTGGTTGCACTTTCTTCTGCAGATTCCGCTTTACCGATGATCTCCGCAGCCTTTTGAGTTGCAATATCTGCTTTTTCGGCTGCTGTATCAGCTGACTGACTGGCGGACGATGCTTTCTCCGTGGCTGTGGCGGATGATTCACTGGCGGATGTCTCACTGACTTTTGCGTTGCTTTCGGATGCCGCTGCCGCCGTAGCTGACTTCGCTGCCGCTGTCTCGGACGCCTTGGCATTGTCCTCTGATTTTTTTGCAGCTGTTTCACTGGCTTTTGCGGCATCCTCACTTGCTTTGGCATTGGCTTCAGACGTTGCTGCCGCTTTCTGGCTCAATTCGGCTTTTGCCGCCTCAACCTTAATCTTGGCAAGATAATTTGGTTCTAAATGCTTTTCCTCAATGCTTCCCTCTTTCACGATTGCCGACACCTTGCCGGATGAATCGATATAAAATGCCACTGTATCAGAATCAAGAAATTCATACTGCGTAATCAATGCTGACAGATCTATGTACTGTTTTGTTCCATCAATCAGCGTCAGGATAATCTGCTGTGTAGTTGAATTGTATGTGAAGTTGACAGCGATCTTCTCCATCTGTGTATCGATTGCAATCTTAGAACCGTTCTTTTTTGTGATCGTAATGATTCCGGTCGATTCCTCAAAGGTCACGTCTGCAACAAGAGTTGCTACCTCTGCTTTTGTGGCTTTTGTGGTATCAAGAGTGATTACACGATCATCAATGACATCAATGGCACTATCCATTTTGTTGAGATTTCTTTCATTAAGCGGCGTTTCATCACTCGGATAATCCTCCCAATTAATAGCACTATGCGCTTTATTCATGATCCTCACTCTCCCTTTCCTTTGCAAGCTTCATTTGTTCCCGCTCTACTGTAACCTGCCTGTTTGCCTCTTCCTTGATCTGCTGCAGAATATCCTTAAACACCAGGTACTTAGCTTCGATTGGGGCATCCCCGCACAAATTTACATAATTTATAATGTCGTTTTCAAATTCACGAATTTTTGCATTTATCATAGAATACCTACCGTTTCCTTCAATTCTTTTATTTCTTCATGCTGTAATTGCACTGTTGCAACCAGATCAGCGATCAGCTCTGTATAATTCAGTCCGTAATACTTTTCTCCGTTACCGTTTGAGAAAATTTGAGGGCAAATATTCCATCCTTCTTCCACACTTTCCAAAACATCCTGTGCTATAAAGCCATGATGAAATCCATCCTTTTCGAAATTATAACGATACGATTTTGCTCTTAAAGAATAAATAAACTCAGATGATTGCTTTTTGCTTAAATCTAAAATTGTGTTTTTTATTCTTTTGTCAGATCCATTAATTACTCCACCTCTGAATCCACCTACTCCGGTATCTCCGTCTAAATGGATCATCATGTGGTCATTATCGTTTGCGCCTTTATGCAATGAAACCTGATTATATTGAACCGTACATTTATGAACAGGACTTTCAAGCGTCCCTTCCACTGTTCGAAATCCATCCGTTCCCATCTGTACAAGTGTTCCACTGCGTTTAAATTCAATAAGGTTTTCTACAGACTCTTCCGTTTGAATATGCATATATCCCCCGGTCATTTCCATAGAACCTTTTAATTCAAGCAGTTTTGCTTTAATTTTGATACCCTCGGCTGACTGGTTGATTTCTGAAACAACACTATCTTTCGACACTTTGGAACTAATTTCATTTGCTGTCTGAGAAATAACACTGGACGCACTTACTGATAGCTTTTTGCATTTTATTGGTCCATTCCATTGATGTTTTATTATCGTTTGATTTCCATCAGGATTGTTCAGTACTACTTCAATACACTGATACAGATATCCATTTTGCTGATTTAAATAATACTTACCATTATATTTTTCGCTTGCCGGATATTTTTCATCTGGATCTGTATATCCCTGATAGCTAACCTTTTTCCCGCCGGTATCCCAAATTGTTTGCGAAGCTGTAACTTCCGAACGGATCTCTTTCGCAGTCTGCGTGATCTGTGATTTAAGCGAATCAGGGTTGCTACCATCCGTTGTTTCACTAACAAGACTTGTGATTCTGTCCCGTTCCACTTTGATGGATGCTTCCAATTTTTTTGAAACTTTTTGTAATTCAGCTACCTTTTTCCACGAGGTCCCGCCTGATAAATACAGATATCCTGTTTTCTGATCCAAATAATATTTGTTTTTATACTTATCGGCCGGATAAACTTTATTACCTTTTGAATCCAAAATTGAATCCGGCGCACCGTAGGATGTAATTGCTATCGTATACCCTGTCGTATCCCACACATCTTCCGAACCGGCAACCGTCATCTTTATTTCGCTGGCCGTCTGATTTATGGACGATTCCAGACCTTCTTTTGTGTTCTTCACTTCGGTCCGAATTGTATCGGCTGTCTGTGTGATCCGTGATATCAGTTGTTCTTCTTTATTCTCGATCGTGCTCTGTGTCTTTTCGATGGTTCGCTCCAACACATTGCTCTTGCCTTTGAGCTTTAAAATACTTTTCTGTATTCCGTTCGCCCCGTTTGTCCGGTACTCTTCCCCATCCGCTTCCAAATCATCACGCAAAGCCTGTATGCCTTTCAGAGTTCTTTTCAGAATATAGGACTCGATCAGTTCATATCTGGTCGGCAGCCGCACTGCATCCCCGACCTCAAGGCACGGATTTCCTTTGCAGTCTGCCGTAAACGGGCGATAAACAATCCCCCTGATCTTTGAAAGAACATTGTTTGCAATGCCTTTTAATTCTTTCGTTCCTTTACCATAGACAAGAAAATTATCCTCGATCACATAAGCATTGTCTCCAGTACCCACAATCACACCGATATCATTCTTCTGCTCCCGGATCTGTAACTTATTGATTGTTTTAACAAGAAAATCTTCATACTCAGCCGTTATATATAAATCCTTCCCGATACGGTTGCTTTTCGGATCTCTTGGGAACAAATCATCTGCCGGATAAAGATCGTTTCTCGGATAAAGTCCCTGTATCTCCTGTTCCAGATAAATATAATGAAACTTCCCGTCGCGCCCCATATGCCCCATACAGCCATTGATCTCACAAATACAGGACAACACTTCCTTGCCGCTCATAGATTCGCCTATGGTGCTCGATTCCTCTGTATCAGAACTTGTCTCGCTGGATGCCGTGACTGCAACTGTTTTTTCAATAGACATGCCGTCATTAACCAGTATAATGTCAGCCTGCTCAATCCCGAAGTGCTTAAAAAAGCTGTTCCGGAACTGTTTCATTGTGACCGGATCATAAACTGTAACAGTCGTTTTATTCCCGTCTTTGTCTGTCTGCTGCTCTTTATGGGATGGAAAGACAGTGTTGTACCATGCTGCCACATCTGCATTTAAAATGTCATAAAGGGCATCATATGCAACCACATCTCGGTATTTTCTGTCAGCAGTCGGTGTATCTGAATAACCTTTGAATCTTCCTATTAAAAAAGGCTGATCTGTGTGCCCGCCGATCGTCATTCTGGCGGTCAGCCATTTTCCTTTCATTGGAAGAAAAATATTTGAAACCTTGAATTTTACAGATCCGGCTTCAATGGCACCAAAAGTCAATTCAGACTGTGAACACAGGCTTTCCGTTAATTCAAACTCTTCCTCATGAAATTCAGTGTTTGTGATATGGATTTTTCCATCATCAGAAATAATCTCAAGCTGAATATCAACGCTATTCTGTTTAAATAAATCAGCATATTTAAAATCAATCATCCAATTACACCTCCATATCCGATAAATGCCAGCCGGAATGATCCATACTGGACTGTCCATTCATCTGCATAATCTATCTGATACTCCACGTCGGGCATATAGCAGTCCATCGTTACATAATTACCGATTTCCGGCATCCATGCGGTAACAAGCGATTTCTTTTCGATTGCATGGGAATATTGGGATCTGATACTGTCCATCAGCGGACGCAATGCAGCTTCGTCTATATCTCCCGGTGTTTCCCATTCCATTTTTATGGAAACGTTGCTCAATGCCTCCCGGTGCAGTATCCCGTTCGCATCCCGGTAAGAATCAAGATCCTGCCCCTTGATCCCACATTTATACTTCTTTGCCTCTATATACCGGAAAGGAACTGTGTAATTGCCTACTTTTATTAAAAAACCGCTGTATGCCATTTATACGCTCCTCTCCTAAAAGTCAAATGCCGGACTTCCGGTTCTCCGGTAATAGTCGTTTGCCTCTTCCTTTACAATTTTGAAAATCTTTCCTTCGTCCGCTACGATCCGCACCGTCTGCACGCCTTTCATCTCACTTGCGATCATTTCTGCAAGCGGTTTCATGTAAGACAGGTTATTTTCGAGCGGAAGTACTGCTTCGCGTCCTGCTTCTCCGATTTCTGCGAATGTTCTTCCAGTTGTGATGCCGCCGTTGGCAAGATGTACTCTCGGAAGTGTTACTGTCGGAACTAGATCAACTCCCCCCCAGTCTACCTCGGCTACTTTAGCAGCCCATGAAACGACTTTATTAAAACCACCAAGGATGTTATTAATACCGCCAACAATAAAATTTATAGCAGACTCTATTCCACCAATAACTGCATTCATAGCATTTACAACTCCGGTTTGTATTCCCTCCCAAAGAGATTTGAAAAATCCGCCGATTGCTTCTGTTGCTGTTTTCCACGCGTTTTTCACAGGATCTATTACTGTTACATTGAACCATGCCGATACTGCACTCCACACTGTTTTTATATCTTCCCAAAGTCGTTTAAAGAATCCAGATACCTGATCCCATACTCCCTTAAAGAATGTAACTACTGGTTGAGTAACATGTTCGCTAAACCATTCCGATACCGTGTTCCATACCGCTTTTATATCTTCCCAAAGTTGTTTGAAAAATGTAGAAACTTTTTCCCATAAATCTTTGAAAAATGCCACTACCGGTTCAATAACATGTTCATTAAACCAACCTGATACGATAATCCAAATAGCCTGTATAATAATCCACAAACCCTCGAAAATCTGTCCCACTCTCTTCTTTAAGCCTTCAAAAAATGCAACAATCGGTTCAATAACGTGTTCACTAAACCATTCTGATACCGTGCCCCATATTTTACTGATTGCCGTCCATAATTCCGTAACTTTTTCTTTAACCGGATTTACGATATGCTCCTTAACCCAATCTGATACATTTCCCCATATGTCGCAAATTGCTGTCCATAAGTCCGAAATTTTTTCCTTAACTGGATCTACAATATGTTCTTTGACCCAATCACCAACTTTTGAAAACCATTCTTTTATTTCTTCCCAGTGTTCTTTTATAACAACAACCAGAGTAAGTACTACTGCTACAATCGCCGCTATAATTGCTGTAACTAGTGCAGGTGCACCAAGAATAATTGCGCCTACCGCCATCAATGCAATACCAATCAACATAAGAATTTCTTTCATCCAGCTAAAACCATTGTTTAACATATCGACAAAGCTGACTGCCGCAAGAATGCCTCCGGTTAAAATCATCATAATCGCACCTACAGTTGTTCCGAGTGCCAAAAACGTTCCAGCTATCAATCCTATTGCAGATACCAATAATAACGATGCGTTTTTTGCATTCAATCCATTTTCACTGATATCCTTAAGAGCCAATATAAGTCCGGCGGCTGACGCTATAATTAAAAATATGCCTGCAACAAGAGGACCGAACAACGCATATAAGCCACCAAAAGCAAGTGATACGCCTAAAATATAGCCAATTAATCCCTGCCAATCGACACCTTCATTCCACATGTGAAAATAGCTGTATATCGCCAGTGCTAATCCTGCAATAATCGCTAATATGGATAATATAGTCCCAAGAATCGGATGTACTTTCATCAGATCCGAAAGAAAAGTTGCAATCTTCCATGCCAATAATGCTGCACCTATCGCAACCACGACCGGCAATATAGCTTCAAAAGCCTTCTTAATCTTTTCAATCCATGCAAAATCTTTTTCTGTAAGTGGAACTTCCTCATAACCAACTCCATCCCCAGAACTGCCAGAACCGCCACTGCTACCACCGGAATCATTTGAACTGATAACATTTAATTCATCAAATCCCTGCAATGCTCCTTTTGCTTTTTTTGCTGCATCAGCTGTATTGTCAAGAGATGCCGCATAATCTACCTGCTGTTTTTTTGCCCGACTCCACGTTTTTTTACCAGTTAATGCAGATATAAATTTATTAAAAAGATTTATTGCATTTGTCAGCCAATTACATAAAACCGTTATTGCCGGAGTCAGCGCACTGACGATCGGTATTGCTGCCGCTCCAATAGAATTTTTCAAATTCAAAGCAGATGATTTCATTTCCGACATTTTCTGATTAAATTGGTTGGAATATTTTGCATAATTCTGAATGCCAGACTGGATACTTTCTATCATTGCCCGGAACGCTTTTGATACCCATTGAAAAACTATCAACGTCAATGCTATTTTCTTTATACGTTTTATAAATTTTTCAATCATTTTACTTGCCTGCTGTGTTGCACTCTGAATAGTACCAAAGCATCCATTTGCATTTCTTCCCGTTTCAGTTTCACGCTCTGCTGTCTCACGCATTCTTTGGTTCATGATATTTAATTGTTCGTTTACCTCACGCAATCTTGCTGCCAGACGCTGATACTCTTCTGTATTTCGAGGATCAATATAAGCTACATTTTCATTTTCCATGCGTGTCATCTCTGCACGTATCTGCGCAGCTTCCTGTCCTGCCTGCCGCATCTGACTTCTTAAATCTTTCCATTTATCATTTATCTGACGATCATTACCAGTTTCTTCCATCCGGTTTAATGCTTCTATAAGTCTGTCTGATTCTCTTTCACAATCAGCCATTTCCATTTGCATTTTTCTATACGAAACAGAATTTGTATTACGCCCAAGTGTCACCCATTCCTGCATCCGATGATTTAATTGTGCTTGTCTACCGCTAACGCGGTCGAGTGCCGCCTCTGCTTCCTTATACGCTCTTGTTGGAACATATTTTTCTGTATCTTTTAATTTCTCTGATAACTGCCGTCCTTTTGTAACAAGTGAATCAAATGTATTCTGTAAATTCTTATACTGCTCTGTCGGAATCTTCCGCTGTTCCATCTGCCGCATCTCATCCGTAAGCCTCTGTGATTCCCGTGTCAATTTCTGAAACCTTGCTTCTAACTGCAACAGGCTGCTGGATGCATCTCCATTTTCAATTAATGTCCTTATTCTGATTTCTCCATCATATCCACCAGCCATATGCAATCCTCTCTTTCTAAGCTAATCCCAGTTCTTTTTCTGCTTTCTTCTTGGCTCTGATCTCTGCCATCATCTGGTCATATTCATCAATCTTTGATTTTTCATCTTCGGTATATTCTTTCTTTTCCTCAGGCTGTTCTAACGCATACATTTCCTGTGCTTCTTTGATTGCCTGTCTCTCTTCTTTTCCCATCTTGGATGTGATTTTCTTTCTACGGATCTCAATGACCTGTTGGAACGATGACTGTTTATAAGGCATATTCCAGAGCAGACCATTGAACATCCACCAGTGCATATCATCCAAGGAGAGATCGATCCCATATATCTGCCGGAAATCTGCATAGATACGCCACTGGTCAACGTCGTAATCTACCAGCCTGCAGTTATCCTTTGATGATCCCGGCTTGTCATGGAACCAGCCATTTAGAAACCACTCTACACACTGACGAAGTTCATCCCCATCCGGGTGCTCGCGTTCATCGAACAGCAGATAGATCAGTGCGTCACTCTTTTCATATTCATTCAGTTCTTTGTCATACTGCACAAGGAATACCTGGATACCGATCCGAAATGATGTATTGACCTTGTACCCGTTCCATTCCTCAGGCAGCGGATCGAGCATGACGTTAATCATGCCCGCGCTCCTTTTCTGCCAGAGTTATAGCGTTTTCTGGTCATCTCGTAACGCTTGCCGAAGAGTTTATTCATGACCGGGATGATCTTCTCGACAAATTCCACCAGTGCCGTCTCATCCGGCGTGAAATCTCCATACACGTTTTTTACTGTGTCTTCCCCGAACAGACCGTCGATCTCTGCTGCAATCTGTTTCAGGTACTTCACCCGGATTCTGTTTGCCTGTAAAACCGACTCAACATCAACGTTGTCAGAATCTACCTCATCCTGTGCATGTTCTTTCTTCCATGCTGCCGCCTCTTTCTCACAGTTCTCGGAGATTCTTTCCAGTTTGTTGATGACCTGTCCGAATCGCTCGGCTGTGTCGGCATCTGCGACATTGATGCTCAACACGGTAATGACATCCCCGTCCTCATTTTTAATTGCAATTTTTCTGACACCACTGTCTAATACTAATTCTTCCATAAATTACCATCCTTTCAGAAATCGGGCAGGACTGAAAGGAACCCACCCGATTATGCTAATTTGTAATTAACACCGCTTATTATTTTCCAGATGTATTGGATACTTTCGGCGTCCATGTGAATGCGCCATCTGAACCAATTGTGATTGTTCCAAGTTCTACTGCTCCATTGCCGTTGATCTGAATAGAAGATGTCAGTGTATCACCGCCGGATCCACCAGTACTTGACGGACATACCGTGACAGGTACGCGGATACAATCGCCTGTGCCTTTTGTAATGTCTGTTTTGTAATATCTGTAATAATATGTCTCACACTGCTTTCCGGTCGGGAATAACTTGAACATCGTATCGATTGCAGTCTGCATATCGTCAGACATATAATCACGCTCCGGTGTTGTGGAAAACTCATATCCCTTTACCGTATTGTTTGCATTTTTCATATTGACGTACTGGGTTGACTCAGTATTCGGTCCCCAGTCCTCTGTGATCTCTTTGTAGCCATCGCCCATCTCTACGATCTTGGCTGTGCTTCCGATGAGTGTACCAATATCAAGCAGAGAAACCATATTTGTACGATCTTCTGCGAAAAACTGTAAATTCGTATTCATAATGAATGCACTTTTCTTCATGACTTCTTATCCTCTCTTCCCTACTTTTTATAAAAATATTTAAGCTGCATATTCACAGCATACATAACCGTTTTATCATCCTGTTCACTGCCAAACACTGGGGAAGTCCTTGCGATTGACTGCAATGTCAGATGCGGGTCCTTGAATTCGATCCCGCTCTCTTCCATCCATGCAGCAAGATTGTTTAACATTTCCTGTGCTTCAATGCTTGCCTTATTGGTAGTTGGTGCACATTTATAAACCATCTGAAATGGCATCTGTGCCACATAACTGCCACTGACATACTTTTTCAGATATACCGCTCCCTGCATCGGGAATAACCCGATAGACCTGTCTGTATTGACAGAGTTCCATCTTATCGTTTTGTTGTCTGCCTTGAATAATGCAGGATAATCCGGATAAGCCATAGCAAGTGCAAGAACACCTTTCTGTGCGTTCTCTGCATCCTGTATGGTAAGTTTTTCCTTCTCTTCCATTTACACGCCCCCTACTTCAAAATGAGGAAGAATGTCCTCATATTTGTCGATGTTCGTTACCTTATAGACATCATCAAAATTGTTTCGCATCCATTCGTAAGCGTCCGTCTCCGGCAGATCAACGGCTGTCTGATCTCCCTTGATAAAGAAATCCTGTGCCGGATTGAATGTCAAAAAATACTGCTTGCATTTGTCCGGCATATTTTCCCACTCTTTCGGCGGAAGGTACGGTTTGACAATATTTTTGAAATCAACATACAATTTCACTGTATCCGCACTATCTATGCCGCTCTTAGAGATGTTCGCACCCTTGGTTTCCACCAGGTCTACGCACTCAAGCAGTGTCGGATAGTACGTTTCTTCCTCGGTTTCTGCATTGAATGAACGGCTGAATAGTGTGACAGTCTTGTTATCAAAGAATCCCATAATTACACCCTGCATATAATAATCCGGTGCCGGACAGGTATTCGCACACCGTGTCATAACACAACCGGTTCTGTGCTACCTTATCCCCAAGCACCTTATCAATAAGTGTCTCATTTGTTCCAAAGCTGATTGACCGCCCACCAGAGGACATTGACTTGACATTGCCGCCTTTTTCATCACTGGCATGGCTGGTCTTGAAATCTATCTGGTAGAGCAGATCTGCAAGTGCACAGGTGGCTTTCTGGATCCGTTCGTCAAATTCTGTTCGGGTATCATCGTTGATGTTCCCATAGGTCAGCTGATCCAACTTCATAGATGCTTTATCTTCCCACTTGGGGAAAAGGGATTCCTCGATAGAATCCCCATAGTATTTTTCTTTGTAGAAGTCATATGTGGTGTATCCCATCAGAAATCCCCTTTCTTTATGCCTGCTGTGCCGCCAAAAACTCCTCGATGATCTCGGCTTTTACAGTTTTGGTGATGGTGTATCCCTTAAATGCCGCAAGTCCCTTGATCTGGTCAACTTTCAGAGCATCCAGTTCCTCTTCTGTATATACATGATCTGCTGGTGCTTCCACTGCTGTCACTACTGGAATAGATTCTGTTGTTACAGAATGGTCCGATGCAGGCTGCACTGTGCCGACAATCACACCATCCATCTTTTCTGCAAACAACTCAATGCCGGACACTACAGTATCTTTGCAGGTAAGATTGTCATAGTCTGCAACTTCATGAATACCAATATATCCGGTATCGTCCGATGTGAAATTGAATGCCTCTCCAAGATCTGCGCCGTTTACCGCAATGTAATACAGAACCACATTGTCGGATATGGTAGAGTATACTGCTCCTTCCGGCATGGAAGAGTTCATGAATAAAGTACCGTAGCCAAGAAAATTCTGTACATAAGTCATCCCGAATGCTGTCTGTGTCGTGATTTCCTGATCTCCAAGGTAATCGTACACTGTAGCAGGATTCACAAAATGTACGGCTGCCACATCATCTGTATCAAACAGATTCAGTAATTTTCCCATATTCGTCGCAAGTACCTTTTTCAGATTTGCACCCGAAGTTTTCTGGGTTCCTGTTCCAAGGAATGTAAAGAAATTGGATCGGATGCCGCGCTGAACATCACGGAGCATTTCATCTGTTGTCATGTTTACCGCCTGATTGAATCCATAGGTTGTAATGGATTCCGCTGTGGTTGCTTTTCTCCATTTCTTAAGCGTGATCTCTTTGTAGGTAATTGCCTTGATCTTGTATTTAGATAACGGGATTGTCTCTCCCTCTGCAACAACTCCATTCTCTAATGTCCCCTCTGCCTTATAGGTCTTTAACACCGTTCCAGCTTCTTTAGGAATCTTTCTGGTGATTCCAAGTGCTTCGATCAGTTTTGCAACCGAATAGTTGAATCTGGTAACAAAATCAAGTTCGCGGATCTGCGCATCCGTCATATCGGTTGTCATAATTAAATTATTTTCTGCTGGCATAATCATTCTCCCTTCTGAAACAGACCAATATTTTCCTTAATGGCTCTCTGACGCTCTGACGGGTCCTTCATAGCCATGATCTGGTCTTTTGTTAATGTCTCCCCAGTATTGTTCTTCTGCTGGGCTGTAAATTTTGCTTTGTTCTGCTCAAGATGCTGCTGCTCTTCATTTACAAAAGCACTTGCATCTTTCTTTTTAGCATCTTCCAGTAAATCATTGAATCCAATTAACTTGCCGTCTTTTACTGACACACTGGCAGCAATGTCCGCCATAATTGCTTTCTTTGCTGATTCAGAAGAAAACTTGATACTCTCACAGGCTTCTTTTAACAGATCATTTTTCTCGCGTTCTGCCAGTTTTGCACTGTAATCCTTTTCTGCAAGTTCTGCTTTCTGCTTCCACTCATCACGTTCTTTTGTGATGGTGTCAAAGTCTTTTCCCTCAAATCCTTTCAGGGTCTCTTCCGCAGTTTCCGCACGCTCTTTATAGCTGTTACGTTCGGCTTCTGTTTTCTGCATTTTCTTATCAAGTTCGGCTTTAGAATATAATTCTTCACCCATACTCTTCTTGACGGCTTCTTTCTGCTCATCTGTCAGTTTCAAACCAAGTTTTTCCAATTCACTGATCACTTTTACCATATTCCTTACCTCTCTCTTTCCAAGTTGTTGCTCCGGTCAGTCCGGCACGATTGAGCTGCTATTTACTCCATAGCTGGCAAAATACAAAGAAAAAGCACGCCCCAAGACAGGACGTGCCATCACATCCTATAATTTTTCTAGGGTAGCGGGCAGATTCCTACGCTCCGTCCGGTGCTTTTCATTTGTCAAGTATATTTTATCATGGGAATATAAAAGATTTGTGCCAATTTTTTGTACACAAAAAGCGCCTGTATTTCAAGACGCTCTTTGCAACGTATTATAAAAGGAGTACAAGAATGAATGAGTAAAACCCATCTGGCAATATTATAATAACTCATGTTTAAACATAATTTGTGCCAAAATGAAAAGATAGTTGTATTCTCTTAAATATTTAGTCTACCCTCTCTGATTGCAGAACATATCATAGATAATGATTCTGTATACCCCAGTACTTTTTGTTTATCTGCTTCGGATGCATCCGATTTTAAAAATTTCCTTACTTCATCCTCCACTTCGAAAAATTCTTCTTTTGTGTGCTTTTTCTCATGCATTTTTGCAATCAGCTTGTCTGCTTCACTTGAATTTTCAGTAATGGTATATTTTTTGTTATATTCTTTTATAGTTTTTATTAACCCCTTAATATCTGCCATTTCTACCGCCTTTCAACCTTTGAACAAATCCCATGACATCATTGTAATCTTCAAATGAAGCACCTGCTTGTCTCAAGTGTTCGTCAACCCTATTTTCTAACCATTGATACCGTTCTGGAAGCGGAATATTAAATATTTCCTTTGCAAACTCCATATCCGTTCCAAATGAAAAACTTTCATTTAATGCCTGTAAAACAAGCGTTTTATCTTCATACGCATACGTGTTTATAATATCCTTTTCTTTACATATTTGCTGTTTTAACCATTCAACTGTCGCTTCTTCGATATATTCGTTTGCACTATATACATCTGAATTATAATGGCTTGCAGAACAAGAATGAAGCATCTCATGCCACACAACTCCATCATCAGCCGTACTTACAAGTGAAATGTTACATGACCATTCCTTTCTTCCTATTGTTTCATCTTCTATCAGCGAATTATCAATCACAATATTTCCACTCCACTTCGACGGTCTATCAGAATACTGTGTTATTTCTTCCTTGATCTGCCGCGCGGTCTGCTCAAACTCTTCCTTTGTTCTTTTAGTATAACCCACGTTCTTAGCTTTTTCCATTGGAGTTTTTACAGAATTGCTATAAGCTGTCGCCCTGCCATTCGCAACTGCAGACTGCTTTTTCTTAAATCCTGCTACCTTTATCCGATCAGCCTGTGTCTGCAATTCATTATCCGCACAGAACTGTTTATATTTCTGATTCTGCATCCGGAGCTTATACGCAAGTTTATCATATTGTGGCTGCAACATATCTTTTACATCCGTTTCTGCTATGCCGCTTAACTCTGCCTGTTTTGCCAGCAATTCGCGCTTGGTCTGCCGAATAGCACGCTCCATTGATCTCTGCTGCCGTTGTTTCTCATACAATTCCTGACTCTCGTGCACATTAATTTTAGGATTTCCATCTGCATCAACATAAGGATTTCGCAGAGACTTATCCCACGGCTTATGGGAATGCCTGCAATTATATCCATGCAGTCCAAGAGGATCTACAACTCTTCCCTGTCCTGTCTTTGGATCTACGGTGTATCCGGTTGCATCTAACAGATTTGGTGCGTCTTTATCACTCCCGACGATTTTATATACTTTTCCCTGCCAATGATCGTGTGATGGTATTCCATCCGGGAACTTTTTGCTATGCCGCGCTCCCATATGTGCCGATACAAGAACATACTCTATTCCTTTTTGCGCTATGTATTGATTAGTTACCTGAGCAGCCGTCTGATTCATAGAAGTAACAACACAACAACGCACTGCCGCTTCTAAAGAACGCCTGGCACCCGTCGGATAATCAATCACAACGCCGCTCTGTGCATATCTGTCAAGCACTTCACATATTGCACTGTTATACGACTGCATACCAGATGCCACACGGTAATCTACCTCATTCAGCATATTGAGTAAATCTCTCTGTGTCTGTAACATAGTTGTCCGCGTAAGGTTATTCAATTCTCCGAATGTTTTCATCATTTCGGCATTCATTGCCATGATGGCTGCATTATTTTGCAAAGGTGTTTGAATATCTCCAAGCCGTTTTAAAACCTCTGCATCATCAGAGAATGATGTCATAACACTATCACGCAGCAAACGCCGCACTTCGTCCCTGCTCTTTCCTGTCATTTGTGAAATTCTTTTTACAATTTCAGTATGATGCAATCCCATCTGCTGGAGTTTCCAAAGTTCCCGATCAGTAGTGCCAGACATTTCCCCGGATTTAATCAAACGCATTGCTATATCACTGATAATCCAATCTTCCAGTTCCTGATACATTTCTATCAGTTTATCTGATTTTCCGTAAAAATAATCCGGCGTTAACATTATCCTCTTCCTACCTCTCTTTTAACCAAATCAACCCATTCCTGACCATGCGTTTCCTTCGCTCTCTCAAACCAATGATCCATAGCTTCCGGATGCCCGTTCGCATCGTAGTGCAATGGTCTGCCAGTCGGATATTTCTTTTCTCCGCTGTGCGCCCATGATCTTCCATCCTCTGTCAGATACAATTCTCCCATATACTGATAATGCGCATATGGCACATTCGTCTCAATCAATCCGGGTTCAATAATATTCGTCGCTCCTACCATAGATCCCTGTTGAAACGGCATATATGGAATCATGTCATTCAAGACCTGCATGTCCAGTTTATCCTGTGCGCGTCTAAGATTTCCGTCAATTCTGCTTGTATCAAGTCTTATATTTACGTTTCCAACAGTCCTGTCGTACCTCATTTACATCCCCCATACTGTAATGGCTGCACTTATCATTAAGAATCCCCAGTAAATTGTGTCGCATATTTTTTTCTTTTTCCTTGCCTTATCCATTTCATCTAAAAACGAAATACCAAATAAAAGCATGATTATTTTTAACACCATTTCTATTCCTCTCCATACAGTCCCTGATTTAATTTTTCCGCTTCTGCCGCATCCATTTCTGCCTGCATCTGTCTGGCTTCATCCTCAGACATATTCTCAAACTTAACAAAATACATCCACGCCGGCACTTTACCGGCTGTCACATATCCCCACCATGTTTTTTTATCCTCTTCGTAGTTGTAGCAAATATCTCCAAATCCATAATCAACTTCGTATATTCCGACAGGAGACTGATTATACAGATCCGCATACTTATCAATAGCATAGATCAGATCATCCATTGTCATTTGCAGCTTATCCCTCATATCCTTTATAAATTGAATAGTGCGCTGCTGTGATGCTTCAACGCCGGTTGCTGTCTGAATGCCGGTCATGGAATCAAATGAAAAATATCCGTTCGAATAGCCGCACTTATATGCAAGGATTGATAAAATATTGTTGATTCCCTTGATTCTGGTATCAGTATTGAGATTCGGATTGATCTCCTGATAAAAGTTCTCCGGTGATTCTGATAGTACATTCTTTACATATCTTGGTTTTTTCAGATATTTGCGGATAACGTTCCCATCCGAATCCTTTACAGATCCTTGAAACATCAGACGATCATCTGCCAGTACAATGCGCTCGCTGTCAAATATCTCCCCTGCATTCCGACTGTATGCAACATCCAGATCTTTCAGCTCTTCCAGTGCCTCCGCAAAAATACTCATGCCCAATGGAGACTCAGGTTCAATATTGTTTGCCATTGGTGTTTTGAATACCGAAAATAAAGGCTTCTCTAAATTTTCTATTGCAGCTTCCGGCATCAATCCTTTCCACGGTGTTTTTTCCATATCGATTGGCACACCCAAAGAAGTGGAACTACTTGATATAAAACACCTGTTGCTAACCAAATATATATTATCCACAAACCTGTGATACTCCAGCCGCTTATAAAATTTCTTTGATTGCTCATAGAAATCAAAGAAAATTCCTGCGCATATATTGCCGTTCCCATCAATCTCCGTCGGCAGGAATCGCTGCGGATCAAAACAGTCAATTCCATCCCCGTTCGGTTTTAGAATAACCGTACCGTTTACACATCCCTTTTCCACATACTCACGAATCTTAATGAACATATTGTCAATAACTGCCTGTAAATAATCCGCTCTTGGTGATCCGCTGATCTTAATAGATAAGTCAAGGCAGGTCAGCCTTGCTGTTTCCGACGATACCGACTTGGCAAAGTTGATTGTCTTTACATGATTCTCTTTATTTACCCATGCCGGATGCCCTGCATAGATCTGATTCCATGTTCTGATTGCTGTATCCATTGTATCTGACAATAAAATATCTGTATCAAATATCCTCTTTGCATCTGCTTTGAAAAACATTCTATTCCACCATCCTTTTATTGCTGCTATAATTCCCATGCTTCACCGCCTTATATAAGTCCTCTGTTATATCTGCGCGCTACTGTATAAATAAAATATCTGATGAGATCCATGTGGTGATCGTATTCCTTAATCACGCGATCCTCGCCTACTGCTTTATCATCCCATGCATACGCGCCAAACTCCTTCTGCGTCTCGGTGCAACTCTCATGTATCTGCAGCATTCCGAGGTTCAGATACTTCGTTACCTCTTGAATCCCATTCAGCACATCATTGTTGCCGTCTGTGCAGGTAAACTCTCCATACTTCCGGATTGTCGCTTTCATAGCTGCAGCTGACGGATCAATGACAATGGATGTGATTGGGAAATCCCCCGCCACCTCCTGGATCATCTTGTAATATGCTTCATTATCTATGGTCACTCCGGTTTCTCTACCTGAGTAATGACCTTCCCGGAGCATCCGCACCCTTCCGCTATTCTGCAGTTCCATCAGGCCTACCGCGAATGGGTTCATAGTTCCGTAGTCAATAGAAAGATAATAGGATGCCTGTGGATCATACTTATATTCGCCATGAAAGATGTTCTTTTCTTTGTCGAACATTCCATACACCAGTCCCTCTGCAATCACCCACAAACCAAGGATAAAACGATCATAGAATACTCCGCTGTACATTGCCCGGTATCGTGCTTTTACTTTCTCCGACAGGCTTAAGTTATCATCCATTGTAAAATGCAGATATAGCAGATTCTTTTCCTCTGCCTTGTCAATCCAGTTCATCTTAAACCAATGGCTAGGGGAATCCGGGTTACAGTTAAACCAAAACTTTGAACCCTCCACAGAGCATCGTCCAGTTGCCTGATTCACGAATGATTCCGGCATAAGTGCCACTTCATCGAAAAACATCCCGGCTAATGTAATACCCTGTATCAAATCCTGCGACCGCTCATCCTTGCCGCCAAATATGTAAAAGAAATTTACAACTTCGCCCTTTGAAATCTCGACCATGTTGTCGGAGCGGTGGTCTGCTACCTTATAACCACGGCTTTTTAGCATTAATTTCAGCCAAAATAGGACATTTCGGCGGAAAGAGCCGATTGTCTTTCCTGCCATGCCTAAATTCTGTTGGTTAAATGTACTCATAGCCCACAGGGTAAAACTCAGCGACATGCTCAATGTTTTTCCCGATCTGATTGCTCCGTCTGCTATGATGCCATCCATATCCTTTACCGGCGATGCATCACACCACCACGTCAGAACCTTCTTCTGCTTTTGGGAAAATGGCATGAACACAAAGCCGTTCTGCTTATACTTCTGTTTCATCCTCACAGCATTTCGCATAACGTTCGCTTTCAAGTTAGTTATCCGTTCGTCAATGCTTTTCCAATCACTCATCTGACCACACTTCCTGCGCCGATGTATTTAAGGCATCTAAGAAGTTGTCCTGCTCCGGTGTATCGTCTGTACTCTCTTTTGTCTGCATCTCTATTTTAAGCAGATCAACTTCCAACTTGCGTTTGTCAATCTCCTGGCTATGTTTCTGTGCATCCAGTGCAGTAGGAATCATGTAAATCTCCTTTAGATTTTTCAGTGCCCCGGTCACCTGAGACAGTCCCAGTCTATCAATAGGACCGTTCGCAATGTTGATATGCTCAGTCTCATCTATAACTTCCCTGGTAGGCTTTCCGATCGCAGTATCATCGTTATACTCAACCGTCTTAACCTTTTTCTTATCCTTTACGATATACTGTTCCAGTTCCCCTAGCGCCTGCTCTGCTTTCTCCGCTGCTCTATCTGCAATGGATAAAAGGCGTACTATCCTGTCCGCGTCTGCATCAGAGGATTTTTCCAAGGCTTTTTTCTTTGTATCCTCTTTGTACTCTCTTCTTTTGTCTGACCATTTTCCTTTTGCAGACTGATCCATAACTGTCTGAATTGGAATTGAATATTTCTCTGCCAAGTCCTCTAAACTGCAAGGCTTTCTGCTTATGTCTGTCACATACTCATGTTCTATCTCTACCCATGACACGGATTCCGAACGTTCGCTTTCGTTCGCTTTGTAATCCGAACGTTCGTTATCCCAATCGTATGTATTTTTCCATCTGCGAATGGTCCCCTCAGGCTTTCCCAGTTGGTCAGCGATATCTACCAACTTCATGCCGCTCTTATACAGTTCATACGCTTTATCGCTCAATGGATTTTTCTTTGCTGCCAACCGATCATCTCCTTTCATGGCAATAAAAAAAGATACCGCATCCATCAAGGACATGGTATCTTTTTACAGGTGTCCGGATTAACCACCGGAGCCTCACATTGCTGTGCGTTCTCCTTCCTAAACTACTACCTGTTACTATGATGATACCATGTTTTTAATATTCTTTCAACCATGTTTGCTTCTTTCTTGCTTACACTGTAAGTTTCTTTTTCATCGTGCTTATAACCCTTATGCGTATGTGGCTCTGTTGGCACACCATTTACTGCATGAGCATGCCCTATATCCACCTGCTTATATCTTTTTTCGTGCTTATCGTAGTAAGTGATATTTTTAACTTCATTCTTAGCATTAACTGTTACATACACCCTACCGTTGGTCATTGTTTCCATTGGTGGTTTTGCCGAACTAGAATCATTGTATCGAACAAATTTGATGTTGCCACTCTCATGCAACGTTGTATACTCACTCCCATACTTCTTACCTTTATCGCTTAATCCACTACTGGCTCCTCTGCCACCAAAGAACTGCAAATTCTCTACCACTGCGCCACCTCCGCCTCATGCCACTTCTCACTAAACTGCTTGATATGTACAATATTTCCCTTACACTCATCCGGGACTTTGCCACAAAAAATAATCTGTGCCGGCTGTAATCTCTCTATCATCTCAAAATAGCCATTCAAAAACCGCTGTTTCTTTTCTGCGCTGTTCTGTGTCCCAACAGAAGAAACTGCAACAACGCTCTGTGTAGGTTCTCCATCAAAGCACCATTCGAACGAATCCCGATTGCTCCAACAGATTGTAGGAATAACATTGATTCCATGCATCTGCCAGTACGCGCCGAGCCAGTGCTTACGGTAATGGTTATAGATCTGTAACGACTTTGGAAAATCCGTATACAGACTGAAATCCGGTGTCAGCACATACTTAAACCGTTGCAACATTGCCGTGTACTTATCCGGGTCTGTCCATACTCTGGTAAACTGGTAATCATCCAGGAAGAAATGTACTGCCTTATTCTCCGGTTCTTTTGCGTTCCTCGCATAATTGAATCCGATAAATTCTGCATTATCAAATTGTACAGGCTCTAACTCCGGTATGTCATACTGCCCGACTCCATCAAATAACATCCTCTGTGCATTTTCGTAATTTCTCTGTGTTTTATACATGGCATAGTCCTTTCCTCATATCATAATTATAAGACAGGTCAAGCATGGATTTGTGCCAACTTTAGGGCATAATAAAAGAGAGGCTGTTATTCCTCTCTTCCCCATACAATTATATACTGTCCGTTCTTTTCTTCCACCAGATGCGCCATCCTCTGCCGCATAAGCCTCTGCGCTGTGCCCTTTCTCCTGTAAAAACTCCGCCTGCTGATTGGGAGAATGCCGTAGTGTGCTTCAAGCATGTCGTAACTGGTCCCAATAATGATTGATTCTGTCAGTTTATCAGCTATGATGCTGTCCACGCTCATGCAGATCTCGTATATTTCTTTTTCATCCACGCACATTCCCCCCTAAAACTTTCTTTTCCTGTTCTTCTCCCTGCCAGATCTTCGGTGTACCATCAGCATTAAGCATAACGGTAAGACCGCCGCCCGTACTTATTGTGATATATAAATACATCACTCCTGTGTCATTATCTGCATAAATAAGATATTCTTGTCCACTTTCCACCAGTACCATTGTGTTTTCCTGTTCCTCGCTAACATTTGCCATGTCACTGCATCCGGCGATCAGGAGTGCTACAGTTATGATGGCTGTTATAAGTTTCTTTCTCATGATTTGCATTTTCCCCTCTTTCTCGGTTAAAAGTCAGTTTATCTGTGTTTCAGTGTATCTTTCATCAAACGGAACTGGCTCTGATTCGCATAAGCAATCACATCCTGCTTTTTCGTTTGTGCATCTTTTTTCGCATTTCTCATTATCACAATCATGGCAACATAATTTTGTATCGCATTCCGTCATCTCGTATTCTGAGCAAAACATATCTTCTTTCTCCAATCCTTTCTTTCCGCATCATTTCCCACCCGCCGCATATACTACTGTGAAAGGTGGTATGATGATCGCTTGGTTTTGTTATCTGGTTTTAAAATTTAAAGGTATTTAGTACAATTCACGATTGATTATTTCTTGTGCAATCATAAGCTCTTTTTCATGAGTTTTTGACCACTTCACAAGTTCTTCGTCTGTGATTACGTACATTAGTAATTCCTTGCATTTTTCAGTGCTACCAAATCCATCACAACAATTTAACCCGCAGGCTCCATCTAATGCTGCGCCAAAACATGAATTGCTACCTCTTAATGTAAAATCATCATATTCATCTTTTTCTTTTTTTATCCTCGGCTCTAACTCATTGTCAATACGCTGCCTTGCACTATACAGTTCATCCCTTGCATTTTTTAACTCTTCCTGTGCAGCTTCGTATTTTTCTTCGAGTTCATCGTAGTTTCTGGATAACCTCCTATATTTCATTTCCAGTTCTGTAACCATAAAATCCTCCTAAAATTTACTTAGGCAAACCGGAGCTGTCCGGTCTGTTCTGATTCTATCCTCATGTTCGGCATACGTTCTGCAACGCATAGCTCTGGCAGATTTGCCTTTACCAGTGCCGCTGGTATAGGTGGACAAACCGCATTTCCGCATCTTCGCACCTGTTCACTTCTCGGATATGTCTTGCCGGTGTAATCATGGTCAATTATGTAATCCTCTGGAAACCCTTGACATCCATATAATTCTTTGGGTTCTAGCATTCGGAGCCCTATATCAACAATCTGATAGTCCACTCCCTCTATTGTCACCAGACCAAATCTATCCTGTGCTGTGACTGTATCAAGTGGTTTCTCAATATCTTGTCCCGTCCCTTGTCCATAGTATTTAATCAGAAATGCTCTGACCTCTCCAAAATGTCCATCACCGGCTGTGATCGTTGGTAATGGCTGTCTGATATCTTTTCCGTCACAATGATTGTTCATCTGGATCAGATTAGCAGTAACAATGCTGTTATGATCCCATGCTGTAACAGTCGGAAGTGGATTTTCTACTGTTTCACTAGCACCTTTATATCCTCCGTCATAGTACTTATGCAGAAACGATGTGACCAGTCCATATCTGTTTGAGCTGTCAACTGTCATGATTGGGTCTTCTATAGTCTGTCCTCTTACTCCATCTTTTGAGGTTTCCGAATGGTACTGGATCAACGTAGGACTTATCAGGCAATGCTCATTTTTACTCACAATGGTTGTAAGCGGCTCCCGGACATCTTTGCTCCGGTCTTTTGTAAATCCAGTCTGTCCGATCTGCACCATGTAAGGCTCTACAATCCCATATCCGTGTTTTCCTGTAATGGTTGGCATTGGTTCCCGGATATCGTTCGGTCTACGCTCACCACCATGATTACATTGAATGATAAAAGGCTCTGGATTATCCAGAACGAATTTTTTTAATCCCCTTGCTATCCTGTCCATTGTCTTTTGTGCCAGTGGTCTCACTGCCCGGATTCCGTATTTTTCTTTTATTTCTTCTGAAGTATCGAAGATACTCGGACATGGCAAGGAAAAATCTAACTGTGTGTATGCTCCAACATATGGTTTGAGCAATCCTTTCTTGACTTCTTCACTGTCTGCCGGTGCGTGTGTCGGCTCTGGCCAGATGATTGGCTTGCCATCACACCTTGCGATCATGAAAAATCTCTTACGCATGGTTGGCGCTCCATAATCTGCCGCTACCAATTCCCGAAAATCCACTTCGTAGCCCAAATCCGTAAGCTGCTGTACAAACCGTTCAAATGTTTTTCCCTGCTTGCTTTTAATCGGATGATGCCCACGGTTAAGTGGTCCCCATGTTTTGAATTCTTCCACATTTTCAAGCATGATGACTCTTGGCCGGACAAGTCCCGCCCACCTGCAAGCTACCCATGCAAGACCTCTGATATTTTTATCCTTTGGCTTTCCACCTTTTGCTTTACTGAAATGCTTACAGTCCGGTGAGAACCAGGCAAGTCCAACCGGATGCCCATTGCATGCCTTTACTGGATCAACTGCCCAGACGTTTTCACAGTAATGCTTCGTGTTCGGATGATTAGCCTTATGCATCTTAATTGCTTCTGGATCATGATTGATTGCAATATCAACACTGTATCCGGTTGCCATTTCTATACCAGTGGAAGCGCCGCCCCCACCGGCAAAATTGTCAACTATCAATTCTCCATGTATCATTTTTTGAAAGGAACCCGGCGCGCCTTTTATCCGGATAGGTTCCGGCTCCTTTCTAAATG